CGGCATTCAGCCTGGTTCTGTCGATGCTCATTGTGGCGTCGGCGTTCAAGGAGCAGCAGGCATGAGCCACGAACACTACTTCATCGACGTATCGCACATCGACCGGCTCGACGTGTACCGCCTTCTGGACCTGTTCAAGGTCACCTGCCCGGTCGCTCAGCACATCGTCAAGAAGGCATTGGCGGCCGGCCAGCGAGGGCACAAGGACACCCGGCACGACTGGCAGGACATTGCCGACAGCGCCGCCCGCCGGTTGCAGATGATGGACGAGGACGACGGGTGGACCGCTGAAGCTATCCGCGCCGCTTCATTCGGCCAGATCAACACCATCGACTGCCGCACCGATGCCGAGAAGGCGGAGCGGCCATGAAGGTATCTCGAATCGATCTACAGGCGAGGCTAGGCGATGACGGCGAGGACTACGACGGCGTTGGCCGGGAATGGCTCATTCAATCTGGCCTCATTGCCAGCAGCGGAGAGAGCGCTGATCGACGCGGACAAAACGGCCTGCCTGATCCGATGGAAGGTGCGCGACCTCAATGGGCCGGAGAAGCAGCGGCAGGGGAGCGTTCTGCTGGCAGCTGTTCCGGAGAGTGCGCGTCCTGCCGTTGTGGCGGCGCTGAAGGCGAGGGGGAGTAGATGACAGCCATCAGCCTGCCTTGGCCGCCGAGCAACAACACCTATTACCGCCGCGTTGGCGCCAAGACGCTGATCAGCGCCAAGGGGCGTAGCTACTGCAAGGACGTAACCGCTCTGTGCCAGTCGGCCGGCGTGCAAAAGATGGAAGGGCGTCTGCAGGTGGTCATCACCGCTTGCCCGCCTGACCGTCGCCGCCGGGACCTGGACAACCTCTGCAAAGGACTGCTTGACGCGCTAACCCACGGCGGAGCCTGGGAAGACGACAGCCAGATCGACCATCTGACCATCAAAAGAGGCCCTATCAAGGCCCTAGGGTGCGTCGAGGTGACCATTTCAGAGATAGACGGGGAGGCAGCCTGATGGCCGCACGCAAAGCGACTGACGACGAAATTAGGGCTGCACTGGACGGCCGCACTGTGGCTGAGGCCGCTCAGATCCTCGGGATGCACGAGCGCAACGTCTACACCCACAAGGCAAGGTTGGCCCGGCAGGGATGGAGCCCGGAGCACGACATGACCAAGACAGTGCCCGATGGCTTCCGCCTTAAGGGTACGTCGACCCTGTACGACGAAGACGGCAAGGCCAAGATTCAATGGGTCAAGACCACCATCGACCAAGAGCGCCAGGCTGAACTGATCCGTGAAGCGTGCCAGGCGATGTCCGAGGATCTGCCGCAGGTTGAGCCGCGCAAGGCCGGCAACAGCTACCTGTCTCACCTGCTGGCCGCCTACCCGATCGGTGACGCCCATATCGGAATGCGCGCATGGGGAGAGGAGACGCAGGGCAGCGACTGGGATCTGGCCATTGCCGAGCGCGTCCAGTGTGGCGCCATGGCTGCTCTGGTCGATATGGCGCCGGCCTGCGAACAAGCGCTGATCATCAACTGCGGCGACTGGTTCCATGCCGACAACATGGAAGGCACCACGAGCCGGTCCGGCCACATCCTGGACGTCGACGGGCGTTACGCGAAAATGATCCGCGTCGGCGTGAAGGTGATGAGGCAGTGCATCGAGTCCGCGCTGATGAAGCACGCTCGAGTTCGGGTCTGCAACGTCATCGGCAACCATGACGACACCGGCGCTATCTGGCTGAGCATTGCCCTAAGCCACATTTACGCCAACGAGCCGCGCGTGACGATCGACACCTCGCCGGCGCCGTTCATGTACCACGAGCACGGCAAGGTGCTGATCGGGATGCACCACGGCCACTCCTGCAAGCCTGACCGCCTCTCGGGCGTAATGGCAACCGATCAGGCGCAGGCATGGGGCCGCACCGAGTTCCGCTACTGGTACATCGGCCACGTCCATCACCAGAGCGTCAAGGAGTACAGCGGCGTTACCGTCGAGTCCTTCAACACCCTGACCGCGAAGGACGCCTACTCCGCATGGGGCGGCTACCGGGCTCAGCAGAACATGAAGTGCATCATCCATCACGCGGAGTTCGGCGAGGTCGGCCGGCACACGGTGAATCCGAACATGCTCAAGGGGGAAGCAGCATGAAGATGAACAGCGCGCGTCAACTCTGGCATGACAGCATGTACCAGCGCCGTGAATCGACCACTGCCTATGCCTTGGAGGTTGGCCAGCTAGGAGCCAGCATCCAGAAGACCGAGAAGGACCGCCGCACCGACGTGGCGCTCGATCAGGCGCTGTGCGGAATGGTGCAGTCGGTAATCGGTACGCTGCCGGCCAGCCTGCAGTGCTTCGGCCACTGGATGTACTCGCCACTGGCCGACGACGACCACCGGGAGATTGCCGAGGAACTGGTATTCGCTATGGCCGCCGCCAAGCTGCCTCGCATGACCGAAGCCAAGCGCGAGAAGGCGCAGTACGTCGCCAAGGGCGTTCTCTACCGGTATCGCCGCCAGCATCAGGGAGGGCAGAGCTCGACGCCAGACCCGCTGCCGACCCCTGAGACCTTCCGCGCCTGGCTCTTCGACGAGTACGGTGTGCGCCTCTGTAGCGAGAACTGGACCCGTGAGTGGGAATCACACATCGACGCCTTCTTCCAGGCCTGCAACGACATGGACAAAGCCGCGCTGGCACCGGTTTCTGGCCTGCTGTACCAGTGGAAAGAGGCGGCGTGAATACGTGAGAAAAACGCTTGCATTCCCGTTCGGCTAGAGGCACACTTTCTCCATGCTGTGATTCCTTCGCCTGAAGGGATTGCGGAAAGCACATTGCTCAGTGTGCGACGCAGATGCTTCATCGCAGGCCTTCTCACCCTGCTGAAATACTCGAAAGCCCCAGCAGAAATGCCGGGGCTTTTTTGTTCCTGCCGACCTCTGTGTCGGTTTTTTTATGCCGATTAGAAAGCCAATCCGCGCTTCAGTCGGCAATCAAATACCAGTTTCGGGCGCTAAAGGCCGTTTGAATGGCTCGCCACCATGCGCCCAACCCAATCCCCGGCCTGCTTGCGATCGGCTACGCGCCACACGCAGCACACTGCGCGACCTGAGTACAGGTATCGCCCCGCAGACGTGCGGGGAATCGGGCTCTATTCCAGTTTCAACCTCTTCCGGCCCCATGCCTGCCTCCTTGCTCATAGGCGGATCGCACGCGCATGTGAGGCCGGGCCAATTCGATACACACCAGGACACTCCCTATGGCTGAACCGACTTCTACCGGTATCGCAGTTGCCGGCGCGTTCGGGGCAGGCATTGCCGGCGTGCTCGCCGGAGTGGATAGCGCTGCTGCTGTCGGCTCGCTGTGTGGCTCGGTGATCTACTTCATCAGCTCCAAAGAACTGCAGATGCCAGAGCGCCTTGCCTACTTCCTGATCTCGTTCGTGATGGGCTACCTACTGGCGCCCGCGATCACTGGTATCGAAGCATGGGGCATCAAGCCATTCACAATGCCAGCGCCTGCAGCATTCGGCGCATCGCTGATGGTGGTAACGATCTCCCTAGCAGCCCTAAAGCGCAAAGGGCGCTCGCCCATCGATGGTGGCTTAGATGGCTAACTCTCTGACCTACGCAACCCTGATCCTCTGCCTGGTGATGTTCGTTCGCCTGTTCACCTACCAGAGAGGCGATGCCCGGTTCCGGCGTGACGTGTCAGTCATGGCCGCGCTGATCATGGCCTGCTGCGGTGCGACTGCGATCTACATCGTGGCCGGCGATCTACGCATTCCCTATCAGGCGTGGCCGCTGGTACTGCTGCTGGCCGTCCTCGCTGCCTCGCTAATGCGCTGCGGCGGGAACATGAGCAAGGTGCTGCGTCACCCTATCGACTGGGATGGGAACGAACGCAGGCGTCGGCAGTGAAACGCCTCCACGCCACCCTGATCCTGATATGCCTCGCAGCCTGTGTCGCTGTGATGGTGGGGATGGAGGCGCGGAGATACTGGAGGCAAGGCAAATGCCACTGAGGCCGATGAAGCCCTGCGCCGCGCCTCAATGCCGCTCACTGGTAAGAGGCGCCCGCTACTGTGAGGCGCACAAGCATCTTGCCGAAGCGTGGGCTACCAGCAAGCGCAGCGAGAAAGCCGGGTTGACTGGTAGGGCCTGGCGCCGACTGCGTGACCAGATCATGAAGCGCGACGGCTACATCTGCCGGTGTGATGAATGCAGGCGCACCGCCACGCTGAAGGATGCACACGAAGTTGACCATATCGTGCCCCTCTCTCAGGGCGGCACAGACGCTGCTGGCAACCTGAGGGCTATCAACCGCGACTGCCACCGGGTCAAGACCCACAAAGAGGCGCAGACGGCGCGGCAGGCGGTCACAGCAACAGGGGAGGGGGGAGGTCGAAAGAACTGACCTTCCGTTACGGACA